GCTGCTTCAAAGATAGTTGCTGCTTTTAGTCGGAACTCTTCTGATAGGTCTTCACCTGCGACAAGAGCGTCAACATCTTCAGTAAAGTCGAGGTCGGTTTCAGCGATGACTTCCTTTTCGCTGTCATCTTCTACGTCCTCCTGTTTTGATGATGCTGCACTAGGTTTGGTTGCCAAGGATTTAGAACCTTCTACGCTAACTGAGTTAGCAGCAGATTTTCCTGCGTTCTTTGTGCCAGCGGCACCTTCCAAGGAATCCGTGTCTACGTGAATTACTTTCTTACCACTTCCACCCAGTGAATCGGTTGATTTAGATGTATCAATCTTTTCAGCAGGTTTGGCGTTTTTAGTAACTGCGTTAGAACCTTCGGTCACTTCTTCCATGTTATCTAACTCTTTATCGAGTGAGGTCTCAGCCATTGTTTGAACTCCGTGTATGCTTTAGCGTTATCTTTATTTATTTATAAATCACAAACTCTTTAAAAATGCTGCAAATGCGGAGACTTTACGCTCCTGCAGATTAATGAGAGTTGCTTCATCAATTTCTTGTTTGATTTCAGCAACAGCAGACTCTTGAAGTATGCCATTGTTCCAAACCCACTCCTTACCTTCCATGATGCCATTAACAAATGCATCAGGTGCAGAAGGATCAGCGACTATATCAGCAGCAGTTGCTAACATGAAGTCGTCCATAACAACGTTGCAGTTATCTTCCTTACGGATAGATCCCATACCTCTGGAAGAAACTCCAAGTCTTACACCCTCATCGAGTAAAGACTTTGCAATTTTTCCGTTTGGTGTATCAAGTATCTTTGCTCTACCGATGAAGTTATTTCCATCTTCTTTCAAAGATTCGATCTTATGTGAAACCCTATCTAAATTAATAGAAGGTCCGTCAGGGTGACCTAATTCACCAAGAGCACGACCAGATTTAATATAAGACTCATCATATTTAGCAACTTCACGTGCTAATGTTTTCTGAGGGTACATTCTGCCATTACGGTTTTTTAATTCCGCTTGCAAAAAGATACCTTCAATGAAGTAATTTTTCTTGCCTTCCTTTTCTTCCGTTAAAAATTTAACGTCTGTAAGTTCTTCAGCTATCAGTCTCATCTTTTGGTTCCTCTATGGTTTCAGGTTCCTCTGTGGGTGTTTCTGTTTCAGCAGTAGGTTGTTCTACTTCATTTGGATCTGGATCTGAAGGAAGTCTGACACCAGAGGTATCAACATCCGTCACTTCAGCATCACCAACTCCATCAATAGATTTCTCTATCTCATCAGCAGAATCTTGAGCAGTATCATCTAACTCAAAACCCATCGCTTTTGCAAATTCAACTTTTCTTGCTTGAATAGCATCATATGTAGAAGCACCCAAAGCATCATTAATTGAATCAACTGCGGCTGCTTTATCATCGCCAAAAACTTGTTGGACGATTTGTTTAGCAATATCACTAGGCATAATATGTTCCCACTGTAGTATTATTTAGTAAGTTTAGAATTCTCCCCGCTTTTGATCCGCAGGATCAATTGTGGATTGATTAGGTGCTACCTCTGTTGCAGGGACACCTCCACCAGCAGCAGCAGGATCAACACCTGCTTCCATTGCTGCCAATTCAGCAGGATCTTGTATGATTCCCGCCTCCATCTCTTCATCTATTTGTTTATCTATTTCTATTATTTCCTGATCAGTCTGCTTCAGAACTTGACGACGCATGTATTCAACAGAGAAATATTTACCAACATAAGGATCCATAACATTAACTTGATTCATACGCTCGTTGCGAATTTCAATTTCTTTCAGTTCAGTAAAGTAATTGTCAGCAACATAATCGAATTGAATATGGGTCTTCATCTCATCCCATTCTTCAAGGCTTATAATACCCTTAAGAACGATTTGAGCTTTCAGAAGATCCATAAAGAGTTCTGAAAATCTCTTACGCAGACGTGCAATAAATTTCTGGAACTTAACCTCATCACGAGTAATCTCTGCAGCACGACCAACATTAAAAGTCGTTTCTGTTTCTAAACGTGAACCAGGTACGTTAAGTGCTTTGTATAATTTCTTCTGGAAATATTTTACATCCTCAAGTTCTCCAAGGTTTTGTCCACCTGGAAGTGTAGAAATTTCTGTACCTCTACCACCTTCTCTACGTGGTAACCAGAAGTCCTCAAGCATAGACATGAACTTCTTGTCATCCTTTATCTCACCAGTGTTTGCGTCATAGACCATCTTATTTCTATAACGACTCATCACTTCACGGAGATACTGCTCCGCTTTATTCTTAGGTAGATTACCTACATCAATATAGAAAATTCTTCTTTCTGGTGCTCTTGATAAACGGTAGATAACAAGAGAGTCTTCAATCATTCTTAACTGATTAACTGCTTTAATCGCCTTATGCAGGTGACTAAGAGTCATGTTCTTATTCAGATCTTGAATACCAGAATGACAATATGTAATAGAATCAGTAGTAATCTTCATACCCTGATTCGTAGAGTTCTTCAAACCTTTAGGGTTATACAAGAAGTACTCTGCTGCTTTTTGTGTTAATTGAGTATTAAGATCTACCCCACGCAATTGCTCTGGACGCTTATTCTCAAACTCAATTACTTTGCGAATCTTACGAGGATCGATGTAACGAAGTTCAATAAGACCTTCGCTAGGTTTCTTAGGGTCAACTACTTTATGATAAAAAAGTCTTCCATCAACATACCATCTACGGAAGATTTCATATGAACGATTTTCAAAATCAAGGAGACGTAGAATTTCATCAAACTCTTCTCTCATTAATTTTTTAATTTTATCCGACACCTTCAGGTTGGAAAGTTCCAACTCAACTGGTACATCATCAAAGTTTCCACAAATTGTTTCGTTAACTATATCATCAACTGCACTATCACACTCAGGATTCATTACCATCTCCCTATATCGGGTGATGAGTTCGTAATCATTGCGGATAGATCCGTCAAAATCAACAGAATAACCATAGTATCCGCCACCCACTATAGGTTGCGAACCATCCATGTTATCTTTTTGAACAAAAGAAGGCCCCTTGGGGACCTTCTTCGCTCTTTCAAGACTATATCCGAAGAGCTGATTTGCCATTATATTCTAGATTAAATTGGTCCTGATCTATTTATCAGTCATTCGAAGTAGGTGTTAGAGGAGTCCAGTATTGTGTCTGGAGTTCAACTGTGAATTCTTCAATCGCATCATTGTTACCGAAATCTAGATCAATTGCAGCGATGTTACTTGGGAAGACGTTATAGAACCTATAAGACTTAAGTACCTTAGGCTTCTCACCATCTTTAACATCACGTGCTAACTGGTGAACACTCATATCAGCAAAGTAACCACTACTATCATCCTGATCACCAAGACCAGCAGCAGATGTAAAGTTCTCGTTATATGCTTGAATACTAGATGCCCAAATTTCAAATGCATTACGGAGAGCAAAGTTGCTGTCGTTCTGAACTGTAATTGTCCAAGGTTCGAATGTTCTGTCTCCTGCAATCTTTAAAACACGACCTCTGAAAGGAACTTCAATAACTCCAATCTGGGAAGAAGGAAGATTTGCTGCACGAACAGTAAACTTTCCAAGATTTACAAGACTTGCATTATTAATAATTCCTGAAGGGAACGCAAGGTCTACTTGAAATAAATTAGGACGAGCAAAGTCTGAAGCGACATTCGCTTTAAAATCGTCAATAGTACCTCTTTTTGCCATGGTTATTGGATCCAATCTCTTTCTTTAATATTTAGAATAATTCATATTTTCAGACAAAAAAAGGAGACCCATTGCGGGTCTCCCAATATTCTGGTTCTCTTGGATCATCTTTAGGATCCCAGTAGAAGAATTTCATCTGGGATAACCTGCAATGTTTAAGAGGTTTTATTTTCATTAACTTGCTACTTCCGTAAATGCAACACCACTTCTGGTTGCTGTAAATGTAAGAGTAATGTAGTTAATTGTACGTGTTGGTTTCACGAAGATTTCTGCGTAGAACTCACCACGATCAACTGCCTCAGAAGGGTTGTTGTCATCGTCACACTTAACTAAGAAGTCAGTTACACCACGACGACCTTGAACTTCACGAAGATAAGGTTCAACAATATTGAGGAACAATGAACGTTGTGCCGCATCATTCTGCTCAAAGAGTTGTGACTTAGCAGCACCAGAGATAACTCTCTCAATTGTTAGGAACAAACGACGAACGTTGATTCTATCAAATGCGGATGCAAATCCTTGTGCAGTCTTATCACCATATAGAACCACACCTTGTCCAGGGAAGGAAACAACAGGATTAACACGAGCAGAATACAAGCGATCACGTTGCGACTTGTTAGGAGTATATGCAAGTTTGATTGCATTTCTCAAGATACCACGTTGGAAACCAGCAGGTGAGAACCAAGGTTCTGCAACTTCAGTGGTTTGTAGGCAAAGACCAGCAACGTCACCATTACAAGGAATGTAACGATAAACATCATTATACTTATCGTAGATATACTTGTAACCAGAATCAAATGAAACGTAAGAACTAGAAGGTAACGTATCAAAGAAATTAATAATATTATTAGTGATTGTATTTGCGTTACTTATACCAATAATATTACCACGACGAGGAGATACAAACAACATGCAATCTCTACGCTCTTCAACAATGTTTGTCAGAGCAGTGATCTTAGCAAGTGCATCAGCATCTGTAGAACCAGAAGGACCAGTCAAGATATAGTCGATTGTCTGTGACTCAGGATCTTCAAGTAGTTCGTATGCAGTAGTTACATCAGTATTACTTACAGTATAAACACCACCAGAACTACCGTAATCAGCACCGTCAGTAATTCTATAGTAGAATGTTGCGTTGTTCTTAGAACCAACTGTTGTACGTCCAGCAGGATAATCAGTAGATCCAGCAGCAGAACGTAGAAGGTTGAACTGTCTACCAGAAGCAGAAACACCCCAAGTACCAGTAGAACCAGATGCACCTGCGTTGAATACTCCTAACTCATGCTCACCCCAGTAGATATACTCGGAGCGTGCCTTCAGAACATTAACATAGTAGTTTGTTTCCCCAACAGAAGTCTTAGCATCAGATGCTTTAGAAAGACCTATGAAACGCTCAAGTAAAGCACCAGTTGTACCAGTGATTTTACCATCAATGTCAACAACAACTATGTGTAGTTCGTCACGGAATCCACCTACCTCTGTCGCAAACTTAGAAGTCTCAGGACGAGGAGCAACGCTTACCCACTTTACACCAGGTAGATACTCACGCTCATCATACTCAGTACGAACTGAGTCAACAGTTACGTTAGTAGAGTTTGTGTCAGCAACAACATCAGAAGCAGCAAAATTAATACTGTCCTTATTAAGACCAATATACAAACGACGTTCGATTGTAGTATTAATAGCAGCAGTGTTTGTTCCCTGAGTAATTACTTGGTTATCTGAAAGAATACCAGTAACACCACCAGAAGGAAGACCGATTTCTAATTTCTTATTAGCAGGATCCCATGCGAGAACATTTACTGATTCGTCAGAACCACCAATACTAATTGTAGTTGCAGTACCAACTGTGAAATCACCAACAACAGTGTCAACAGTGAGAAGTATGCTATACTTGAAAACTTTACCAGCAGCACCAGAAGCAGCACTTACAGCAGCATCAGCAACAAACTCATGCTCGTTACCTGAACCAGGAGCAGGGAGAACAGCAATCTGATCAGCACCAGAGTCTGTTACAAATATACCGATTGAGTTACCTTTAGATCCAGGAGTTTTTGCTGCCCAAGTCCAGTTATTGTTTGCAGTCTCGAAGTTAGTTTCGTAGTCTTGAAAATTCTTGATTAGAGGTGCAGTTCCAGTATCAACACTATTCTTCAATGCAGATGAAGTTACACGAACAGTTTTAAGAACACCACCATATGAAAGGAACTGAGAAGCAGTAAACCAATATTCAAAGTTATTGTCATTTGGTTTTCCAAATACATCTGTAAGTTGCCTCTCGTTAGCAATACTTACAATTTCTTCAACTGGACCTTGTTCAAATGGTGCCGCAAGCACGCCAATATTTGCGGTGGATAGCGTGGTAATAGTGGTCAGGTCTCTCTCCTGAACGACTACACCTGGCGATGATTGATTAGCTGCCATGTTTATATACTCCTAGGAAATGATGTCAACATCGGTTGTCTAAGATTATTTATATTTTTCAATCTTCACATAAACTCCCACATGTAGGACTTATCTCCGTATTCCGCAATTTCCCATCTCTCTCCTTGGGCATCTATAATATGATCATCTTCCAATCCGTCTGACATAAATCCAAACGGTGCCATGTCCTGTTCAATATTTTCTCTTTGATCATCATAAATGCGTTGCCTCACATCATTGTCATGCATCTCTTTAAAGTATTCTTGCATCGCCATCCATGAGAAAATAACTAAGCACATTGCTAGGTCATCATTACATCCGTCTTCTGCGGCAAAAGATTGTCCCTTTACAATAAAGGTAGTCAATTCTGAAATCGTATCATAATCTTTGATTATTAATTTATCTTCTTCCAATAATGCTTTAAGGTTAGAACAACCAACTGCTTTAACAGCAGTACTCATCTTTACACCAAGTTGAGTTTTCTTACCTGAGAATCCCTGTCCTAATTGTTGCCCTGCCCTTCCTCTCATAGCAACTTGTAGTAAATTTTCATACTCAAGATCGAATTGAATAATATCTGCAACCTGACCACCAATATCATTTACCTCACATAAGACATACGCATTATTATAATTCCTTGCTACATCAACAATAATATTAGGAAAGATAATAGGTTTGATATCATTATTTCTATACTTAGCAACCATTTCATATGGTACTGTTGTAGTATCCATAACACAGAACGCTGAGTAATCTTGACTTACACCACGAGCAACGTCAACAGTTACGATATAATTATGATCCTTTTCTACTTGTTTATATACCGAAAGACCTCTATTTTGTTGGATAGGATCTTCGTAAGGCATAGTCCTCAACTTACTAGGACTAATCAATGTATCAACAGATCCTAGGAATTCACACTCAAACTCAACTTTAAACTGTTGCTCTGACGTGTTTGCAATAGTTTGTGCTTTCCAATCAGCATCTCTACCAGGAACTTCAGACCAATGTACTTCAGTTGGAATATATTCGTTCTTACCTCTCTCCGCATCATGCCAGAGTTTGTAGAACATGTTCATCCCATGAGGTGTACTAATGATGATAACCTTGGTAGATTTACCAGATGAGATAGTAGGATATACAGAACTAAAGAACTGATCAGCGATATGATTCGGAACGAAAGCGAATTCGTCCAGAAATATAACATTAAACGACATACCCCGCACAGCACTGCTACTAGTAGAAGCAGCCATGATTTTGCTTCCATTCTCCAGTTCCAAGCTCCCTCTGTTCCATTGGAGGATTCCTTGTTGGAGCCACTTTGGGAGGTTTTCATAAGATAATTGTAATCGTTGCAGCATCTCACGAGAAGTTGCTGCTTTGTTTGCTAGAATTGCGACATTAACATTCGCTTTAAAAAGAACATACCAAAGAAGGTATGAAGTAACGATAGTCGATTTACCAGTTTGACGAGGTAACTTTGCTATGTTGAATCTATTGTCATGAAATTTCTCAACCATTTCTGCTTGGAAATCATACATGGCAAATGGAATCAAACCCCTATCAAGAGAAACAATCTTGATATAGGTTTGAATAAAATATACAGGATCCTCAGAACATTTAATATACTCTTGAACTTCTTCAGGAGTAAAATTAGTAGCGACATTCGCTTTCTTTAAATTCGGATTACCAAGATACTGTTCCAGATTCGTGCTCATTTGGGAGTCCTAATGT